AAACCCGACATCTCAAATGATGTAACTGTTCTCTCCTCTGAGTTTACTAGGTACCTGGGCCAAGCATTACTTTGGCTAAATGCTGTAAAGAATCTACGATTGATGAAATTTGCTATGTCATCTTGTTCAGATGGTGCAAATGATTTAACTCCAGCTAGTGACTGGATAAGTTTGTACAGATCTCCGTAGGTTCTTGTTTGCATTATAGTTTGTTAGGGCTTAAGTCCGAAAAGTTCTTTTGGAAATATGTTAAAAATTCTTTGGATTTTACTTCTTCGTCACCATAAATGTTGGTAAGTCTAAAGTATTCCCGTGCTGGTATAGTGGCTACACATCTCCCTAGTATAGGGTGTTCTTTACCTACCTGATCCCGTGCCTCCATACGTGCTCTGTTTACTCGTTCTTCTTCTGTTCTACGTTCAATCTCGAACCCGTTAATAAGTTCCTTCATAAATGCATCAGCAACTTCCCCGTCTGATATATTCCTAGGGAGTTTAGTGATTATACTTGGTGTCTTATTTTCTTCCATAAAAAAAAGGCTGGGGGCCGAAGCCCCCTAACCTGAAATGTTTAGCTAACTTGACGGCCAGCAAACTGGTCGATGTCAACAATGTTGAAGAAGACTTCAATGTCACCATCTGTTAATGCATTAACATTAACGTCTGAAGTGAATAAGAAATCAATCTGATCATCAACTGCATAGACTTTGCCTTTGATTCCTAGCTCTGCATCTGCAGCACTTGGTCCATAGGCATTGCCACCAGTAAAGATAGACTCTGCATCAATGTATCCATCAGGATCTGTTGCATCTCCTACGTCAATAGTAACAGAAGTAGCAGAACCACCAGAGAAGGCAGTGTGCAACTTGTAGGCTACTGAACGAACTTGTTGCCCAGCTTTAATGTCTAGGGTCAAAGTTTGTGTAGTACCTGCTTCTGTTAAATCAGAGGTAGTGAAACGAATTGAATCGGTATAACCAGTTAGTTCCTGGATTGTTTGTCCACGTTTAAGTGCTTGTGTACTCATAATATATTTATCCTTTCTTAACTAGTGATTTTACCGTGTGCTGCTGGGTGATACATACCTAGTGTTAATGAACAATCTACGTATCCTCTTTCACCACCACCCATGTCAGGTAGACGTGTTGATCCCATAGGAATTAACTCGTGAATACCGTAGTACTCTGGGTTTACTAAGTAACCAGTGTCTAAGGATGATGGGCTAGGTGAACACTTAGGATTGCTGTTTACAATAGAAACAGTACCGAAGTCTGATTGATAAACTTCAACAGATAATTTAATTGTTGAGTTACCCATGTCAGTGTTAACTGAACGAACACCAGGAGCATCTCCTGCTGAAGCAGCTGCAGTACCATCTAATCCAAAACGTGCATAGTTTGAAATCTGTGTACGTAAGTTAGTGTCTGCAATGAGAGTGAGGTTCTGAGTGTTACCAATTTGCTCGTATACAGAACGGATTAACTTGTTGAAGTTTGTTTCTGTAATGTTAGCACCTGTAGCATCAATAGAATCTGTTGGTGTACGGTAGTCTGCTGGTACGTCTGCAGGACCTGCTGAATCAAGCCAGTCACCTAATCCACGTAGCTTGTACGGTGTACCTGCTCCGTCTTCTGCACTACGATCATTAGTTGAAAGTAATGTAGCTTCGATGTCTCGTTTGATTTCACGGATTGCTTTAGCTTCTGCTTGTGCAATTTTTGCTGGGCCTACGGAGTCAACTGCTTCCTGTAGATCTGATACCATGTAATCTCTACGGAACTTTTGTACGTAATTACCCAAACGTGCACGTGATGCAAATTTGTCTGTAAATGCTGTGACATCAGCTCCTTCGTTAATTCCTGTTGTTACAGGGTCTGCTAATTTGTCTACTGTCCACTCAACAAAAGTGCTATTAGCCTTTTGCTTAGAGGCAGAGGAAAGGACTGGAGTTTCTTCAGGTGCAAGGATAGTCAGGACATCTGTCAAATCCTCACGATTAGAAACTGCAGATCCTGGCCCTGTTAAGGGAGTTCTGGTTGGTGTAAAACTGTCTGAAAATGACATAATGTTTTCTTTCTAATTTGTTATTGTGATTTTTGTAAGGTTCTGAGAGCAACGAAATCATTGATACTACCTGATGATTTAAAACGTTCTGATACTTCTTTCTGTGCTACGGACTTGTTAGATACTTTTCTTTCGGGTCTTGCTGCTGATCCTGTTCTAGCAGGAGGAGGCTTAATGCCAGTTTTTGCAACAATAGGATTAGTGTCCGTTATAGTTCTACGTCCGTACATACTGTTAGCTGCATGAGCTAATAAGTACGGCATTTGAGAACTTAACTCTGGATTAGTCTTAGATAATTCTGCAACTCGTTTGTCACTAATCATAGCTTGGTAACGTTTTGCAGTAGGATTGTTTTTATCCTTCATCCAATCAAACTCTTGTACAGCTTTACGTTGAAATGCTCTAGTATTATTTTGTATAGCAACACCTTTCTGCAACTCTTGTGCTTGTGCTGGTACAAATTTGTTTACTACATCTCTAGACTGTCTAAGTGTTTTCTTGATTTCGGACTTTGTATATTCCTTGCCATCTAAGTCTGCAATTACATCGTGAGCTTTATAATCTTCGTGATCATCGAGTAAAGCTTCTGCCCACTCAATTACTTCACGAGCTGACTCATGATGCTGTTGAAGTTTAACTGGATCTGTTATATCCTTAAGAGGATTGTCTTTAACGACTGGTACTTTCTCCTTTTCCTTTTTCAAGGCTTGCAGTTCTTGTTCCATACGTTGCATACGTTCCTCTGCTTGTTTTCTTCGTGCAGTTAATTCACCAAATCTAGCAACTGCTTTAGTTCCTAGCTTTTGACCAATATCTTTTAGTTCGGATTCAGACATATTGTCTAAATCAACATTTGAAAGAACATCTGTAGAATTACTTTCGGAAGTTTCCTCGTTGCTGCTCTCGGCCACACCTTGTACTTCTTCTGTAGGTTGTTCTACTTCTTGTGAACGTCTGTTAATAAAATCAGACGGTGATATGTTTTCCACTGAATTTTGTTCTGGCTCAGAGTTACCAGTAATGTTTTCGTTATTCATAATTTGTCCACTCCTTTACGGCTGGAGAGATGCCGATAAAAGTATTATAACACTGACTACAAGTGACCCTTGAGTCTTTCCATGTGACGTAATTGTAATCCGTTCCAGTCCGTCATCTGTAGTATCTGATCGTAACAAAGAATCATACCTGAGATCTGCTGCATTTTTTCTGTATCAGCATTGTGCAAGGTAGATATAGCTTCTTCTCTTAACGTATAGATAGTTTCTACAAATCGTGCAAACGATTCGTGCTGGTGTAATGTTTTTATATCTTCTTCGTACGTCATTCTTGTTTCATGTTCTGTGTATTAACTTGTCCCATTTGTGCAGGAGCTGTACCGATTCTACCTATTTGTGCATTCTGTTGTTGTTGCATCTGGAATTGGTACTGACCCATGTACTTCTGTATACGTTGTGCAAATGCTTGGTCAGTCTGTGCCTTTTGTTGTATATCAGGTTGTTGTAAGTATGCTTGTACCATTTGCATTGCTACTTGTGCTCCTGTAGGACGTGCTGGCATTTCGATACCTGCATATATCTTAGCAAGATCATCTGTTACATCCTTCTGTATTTGTTCCTGTGCATCTTCTACTGGTTGCAATATAGAGTCAGCTAGTACTGGATCCACTGCATTAGCCATAGTATCTAGCAAAGCAGTCATATTAATACGGCCACTTTGATCTAACTGTGTTAAATTAACAATTTGCTGCAGTTTCGTTTCTTGCATTTCTTTATCTGTATTGAGTACATCGTAGTTAATCATTATGTCGTACTCTTCGTTAGGGTTACCTTTTGAAAAATTAACTGGATCTGGTGCACCCGTAACTCTAAAAAATATACTGTCAGGTCCAAAACGTTGAAAACATTTAAAACATTGCTTTAGTACTTCAGCACTGTGCTGTAGGTACTTGTCCACTAAAAATTGTTTACGTACTACACTGTTTGGATCTTCATCTAACCCAACGAGTCTATCTGCTTGTGTCAACATAGTGCCTTCCATTTCTACAGAACCTTCGTTGTATCTAGGAAAATCTGCAAAGTGATAATCATCTTTACGTCTGTACGGTATACGTCTACCTGGACCCCAGTCACTAGGTGCCTGTCCAATGGGATGAAGCAACGGTGGGTTAGTAGCTATGCTATTCCTGTCTATTCTTGAGTCTCTTTCTATTTTAACTTGATTTTGTAAGCCACGTAACAGATCAGGAATAGTCATAGTATCGTAAAGACGTTTACTATCTTCAGATAACTTAGTTACAACTACGGGGTAATCTTCGTATCCATTTAATAATTCAAACTTAGCATATCCTGGTATGCCATCTTTTCCATCAAATTCTTTGTGAAATATAGTTTCGTATATACCTTCGGATCCATCGTCTGGATCTACTAATCTTTGGTA